AGTTCTAGGTTGGCATTAGATGCGAATGTTGAAACTTTATTATCTTTGATCCTAACACCGTCTGCATCTAATTGTGTTGTTGTAATGTTATTTGAATTGGTTATGTCAGCAGTAGTCAAAGTTCCAACTATTGTTGTGTTTGGAATTATTCTTACTATTCCTGTGCCTGATGCATCTAATTCTAGATTTGCGTTTGAGGCACCTGTTGTGATAGTGTTGTCAGCCATTGAGATCGTATCGACAGTCACAGTACCAGTCATAGTCGCCGCGTTGATTGTTGGTGCTGTAAGCACTTTGTTAGTCAATGTTTGTGAACCTGTCAGTGTTGCAACTGTTGAATCTATTGCAACAGTAACCGTGTTACCTGTACCTGCTGTTGTGATACCCGTACCACCAGAGAACTGTAAAGTCTCCGAGTCAAGGTCTATGTTTAATGCTGTTGAATCGTCACAAGCGAAATCTAAATCCTGTGCTGTAACCGTTGCGTCAACGTATGCTTTAATAGATTGTTGTGTGGCTAATTGTGTTGCACTGTTAGTGCCCATGCCGTCCTCATCTAAAATACCTGTAACAGTTGCTCCTGTTGCCAAGGCTAAAGATGTTCCTACTGTTACAGTAGATCCTAAAGTGGTTGCACCAGACACATTTAAAGTGCCTGTTGTCTGAATGTTTTCTGCAATCGTTATTTGAGTTGAGTCTTGAGAACTAATAGTCGTACCATTGAACTCTAGTGCACCAAGGAATATACTACCAGTGCCATTTGGTGTGAATGTCATGTCACCGTTTGTTACACCAGTTGTTATTGCGAAATTGTTAAGATTTAAATTTGCATCTAGTGTGTTGATGTCATTATCACTACCGTATAATTCTACGAAGTTGTCATTGATTTTATCAAATGCTGTTCTTAATGGATCACCTGTACCGTCGTTAGCACTGGATCCTATGTTGATTGCTTGTCTTGCCATGTTTTATAATTCCTTTTGTTGTAGGTATTTATCGTTAATTCTATAAACCTAATGTAATTATTAGATGTCTAATGCTATACGCTGGAGTTTGAACACAATGCTATTATTGGTAATGTTTGTGACTTTTACTTGTACATCGTCACCACTTATTCCAACTGAGTATGTTGATAGACCCGTTGCGTAATCACTTACAGAACCAAACGTTGTGATGTAAGCGTCTGTTCCATCGTGGGTCACGTTTGCCTCTATAAATTCGTATCTGCTGTTTGAGGCGTCTGTGGCTGATATGAAGTATTTGCAACTTCTGTAAACTGTTTTATCGAATGTGTTTAACACACTGGTTGCTGAGCTGGCCACTGTTGTAGAGGCATCTGCAATATCTGAATTATTTAAAGTAGCACCAGCAGTGGCAAATGAAAGCACTCCAAGACCGTTTGTGGTTATAAACTTGCCCGCTGAGTCGTCTGCAGTTGGAAAAGTGAAACCACTTATTCTCACTCCACCTGTTCCGCTACCTTTCAACTCTAGATTGGCGTTTGATGCATTGGTTGAAACTGTGTTGTCTGATATAGTCACTCCATCGATGGTTAAACTTTCGGTTGTTGCTAATGTCGTGAACGTTCCCGCCGCTGGTGTTGATCCACCTATGACTGTGTTATCAATGGTACCACCAATTATTTCTGGAGCAGTCATAACGACTTTTCCACTTCCGTTTGCTGATATTTCTAAATTTGCGTTGGAGGCGTTTGTTGTAATTGTATTGTCTTTAATTCTTACATAGTCAACATCTAGTTGTCCTGTTATAGTTTCTGTTCCTGTTACATCAACGTTTCCAACAGTAGTGATCGCCGCTGTTGTTAATCCTGACGTTACTTCAACTGTTCCAGAACTTGCTCCTGATAATTGTAAGTTAGAGTTTGATACTGTTGTTTTGATTGTGTTGTCCGTGATGTTTATGTTCGAGTCAACTGTTAGGTTTGAAATAACCACCGATCCAGTGCCTCCGGGTGTCAAGTTTAAGTCAGCGTTTGAACTTGTTCCAATAATGTTGTCGTTGAATGTTAAATTGTCAATGGTTACAGTGCCAACCAATGCGGCAGTACCTGTGGCAGTTATATTTGCCAGGGTAGTATTTCCTACCACATCTAAAGTTGACGACATATTGACTGCACCTGTGAAAATTGTAGTGCCGGTTACTCTTGCTGTGCCGTCGACTACTAGTCCATCATTGATATTGATTGTTGTGGAATCGTCTGAACTCAAAGATGTTCCTTTTATTTTGATTGCTCCAAACACAACAGAACCTGTTCCGCTAGGTAGTAGGTTTATGTCATCATTGGACCTAGTTCCTACGATGTTGTTGTCGTCGATCTTTATAGCAGGGAATGAAACTGCACCAGTACCTGCTGGTTTGAAAACAATGTCATCATTTGATCTCGCGGCACTTATTTCATTGCCTGTGAATAAAAGTGTCTCGCTAACACCAGGTGCGGCATATAGCTCAGTGAAATTTTCATTCACCTTGCCCATTGCGACTCGTAGATTATCTCCTGTCCCGTCGTTTGCGTTTGATCCTATGTTTAGTGACTGTTGTGCCATATTAAACTTTCATTGTCCTTTTAACCACGGTAACCGTGTGTGTGTTAGTATTACTTATCGTGCCTCTTAACCTCACATTGTCACCACTTATGTCTGCAGTGAATTCCACTAGATCGCTGGTATGGTTGGTTGCCCTACCAAAAGTGGACAAATAGACATTGGTGCCGTCGTGCATCACATTGACGTCCAGTGTTTCGTAAAGTCCAAGTGAACCACTGCTTGGGTCACTGATCGATACATGGTATTTGGCACTCCTAAATTCGGTCTTGTCAAATGTGTCAAGTGTGGCTACAGAACTTGGTGATCCAGCCGTCCTTGTAAGGTGTACCCTGTAAATATTAACCGTGGTGTCTGTATTTTGCAGACTGTTCTCTGCTCTTAATTCCACGTTACTGCCGTTGTGTGCGGCCGTAAAATTCATTAATGGCGTGGTAGTTGAATGTGTGCTTATGTTTGCACCTTCTTGCAAGATATATGGTGCTGTGCCGTCAGACACAACCATTAGTTCTGCTATCTGAGATTGACTGTCCGCATTTTTTCCTACAACGATATAGTTTGCCAACTGGACCCCTGAGTATCCAAATGTGTCAATTACATCATATAGGAATGCATCTTCCGCCTTGAGGTGTATTCTGAATGCGTTGACAGTGGTACTACCACCTGCAGTTGATGCCGCACTCAGAGTAACAGTGCTTGAACCGTCATGTGCCGCACTAAGAGTCAACATTGGTGTTGCCTTACTTGAAACGTGGTTGGCATGTGACACAAAAGCGGTTGTGCCATTGGTTATAACTGTGGCTTCTTGTATTTCCGAAGTGCCTTCAGATGCGTTCCGAGACACGACGCCATAATGAGCACCGGTAAATTCTGTGTCTACGAAAGTGTCTATGGCTGTAGCCGAACTTGACACTGTCGATGATGCCATTGTGCTAAAGTCTGTTCCACTTGATCCTGATTCACTGTCTGCTAACCTTACCCTGTAGAATTTCATTTTGATGTCCGCTGATGTTGGAGTGGCAAGCAATCTAAGATTGGATCCACTGATGTCCGCTGTCAAAGAGATGAGACTGTTATGGCTGTTATGTTCGTTAAAGGACGAAATGTAAGCATCTGTGCCATCATGAACCACTAGGCATTCTATGTTAGATATGTGACCGTTAATGGTGTCATCCGCGGAAATGTAATACTTGGCACCTCTGTAATCAGCGTGTGCCCAACTGTCTAGCGTTGTTGTGTTGTCTACAGGTGCTTTCAATCTTACTGCATAAGCACTCACTGCCGTCGAAGCACCTGACGTTGAACTTGCTTTGACACTTACCGTGCCTCCTGAAATTGTAGCAGAAAGTTCCAACATGTCTGTGCCTTTTGTGCTGACATTGGGACCTTGGGCTATAAAAACTCCTGTGCCATCTGTCACGACAGTGGCCTCACAAATAAATTTCTCATCTGCACCGTTCTGTCCGCATACAACATAGTGTACAGCATCTGTATCACTGGATTGGAAAGTGTCAAACGTTGTTGCTGTACTCGACGTTGTAACATTTCCTATCACTTTCCTTGTGCTGTCAGTTGTTGCCTCGTCTGCTTCTGTGTCCGCGAACGCAACTATCCTGTTGACAATGACCTTTGTGCTGGCACCTGACGTTGCAGAACCTCTCAACCTAACACTGGTACCACTTATGTCTGCTGTCAATGTGATAAGGCTATTGTTGCCTGAGAAGTGCTCGTTGAATGATGTTATATATGCATTGGTATTGTCGTGCGTGATCAGGCATTCTATGTTGCTGGTTTCGCCTGTTGATTGATTTCTTACATTTATAAAATATTTTGCCGCGGCGTGTGGAGCCTTTGTGAATGTGTTAAGATTGACCACACTGCTGTCAATTATATCAACATGCGTAATGTCATGGACCAAACCCAATTCGCCCACGTATCCTGTTGAGTCACTGTCTCCAATTCCTATTCTGTAATATGCCATTGTGTTTGATGGTGTAACGGATGAACCATCACTATCTGTCATTCTTAATCTTATTTTGGATGAACTGTCATCTGCTGTTACCATGTCGGCATCGAATGTTGGATGAGTATCACCCACATCTGATCTAGCCACTGCTGATGATGTAACGAAAGCGTTATTGAAATTGTGTAGCACAGAAATTTTCTGTGTTTCGAAACTGCCGTTAGCCACATCTTTGGTCACAACATGATACAAGGCACCGTTGAATTGACTAGCAGTAAAGTCCGCGGCTGTTCTTTCAGCGGCAACACTTCCTTGCAAGGTTCCTTCTGCTATGACATGATCTAACACTGTTTCGTTGTTACCTCCTGCAGTGACACCTACGTGTGTTCCTATGTTTCCTGATGTTGCAGTGGTAGTGTTTGGACCAAGTCCTATTGCAAAATACTTTAAAGAGTTTTCTATCGTTGTTGACCCATCGCTCTGACCAGTCGCTTTTAATTCTACATTGGATCCATTGATGCCAACGTCAAAGGCACTGATGTCATTCATTTCACCTGATTTAATCACATGACTGTCTGTCACACCTGCCGCTTCGGTGCTTCCGTCTTCACTTACGCCATGGTTGACACTCAACTTGTTCATTATAAATTCGTTGTTCGTGCTGTCCTTCTGGATCATGTGATAGAAAACACTATCGAAATCTGATTTTGCCCATGTATTGATCACTTTCTGTGAGGCCATGTCTGGACTTGCTGTTCCCCTGAAACTGTCAGTGTTGATTGTTGTTGATGCTGTGTTGCTGACTGTTTGTGCGCCAATGATTTTTTCAAGGCTATTAATTGTTGAGTCTGATTCGTTGTCTGCCAACAGTATCCTGTACATTGTGACTCTGCATGTTCCGGCAGTTCCGTTGGCACCTCGTAGTCTTACATCACTTCCGCTTATGTCTGCTGTGAATGTTGCTAATTCTGTGTTGCCAGAATTAGTTGAAAATTTGTTGTATTCTTGTATGAAAGCATCAGAACCATTATGAACTATAAGCAGTTCAGCGTTCATTACTTCATTTGTGGTTGTGTTGTTTACTGAAACAAAGTATTTTGCACCTCTGTAACTTGCATGAGCCCACGTGTCTAAGTTTGCTATCGCCGAGTCAAGGTCTGCTGTGACTTTTGTTGCTATGTTGCCGTCTGTGTATCCCGATGAGTCATTATCTCCCAATCCCACTCTAAAAAATGTCAATGCGTTGAATGTTGATTTGGTTGATCCATCTGCCAGTGTACCTGCCTGCCCTTTGAATCTTACCTTGCCAACTGCACTTCTTATATCAGCAGATGTGGCGATTATCTCATCGTTGTTATTTGTCTTGACTATCTGTGATGTACCATCGAAAGCATCAAATGTGCTACCATCCGTGGTTCCTTGTGCAATGGTTGTTTTGAATCCTGCATACTCAATAGAACTGTCAGCGGCGTCATATCTCTGCAAACAAAGATACCATGCACTGTCATATTTTGATTGGTCAAATTCATCTAAAACACTGTCACTGCCGGCACCTATATTCTCGTGTGCACCAGTGGCCGTGTTTGCATCTAATTCTGTTAGGGTTGCAAATCCAATTGTGTTCCTTGCGTCCTGTATGTCTGACTGTCCAAGCAATAATGGAGCAGTGAACCACGCCAACTGACCGTTTCCGTCTGTCCTTAACAGTTGTCCTGTGTTTCCATCCGAGTTAGGCAAGTTAATGCCCCCAGTGATCAAGTTCCCGTTGATGTTCACATATCCCGATCCATTGGCGGCAAATTCTAGATTGTCATTTGACCTATTTGCACTAATGGTGTTGTCCGTTATTGTTACCCCAGCCGCATCGAACGAAGTATTTGTAAATGAGAATGAAGTAAAGTGTCCAGCCGCTGGTGTTGTTCCACCTATCACAATGTTGTCTACTGTGGTACCAGTTATTTGAACTTTGTCCATAACAGGAGTTCCACTTCCATTGCCCGTTAGCTCAAGGTTGGCGTTGGACTCGTCTGTTGTTATCTTGTTGTCTTTAATTTGTATTCCTTCAACGTCAAGTTGTCCTGCTATTGTTTTGTCACCTGTGATGTCAACGTTGCCTGTTGTCGTTACGGCGGCCGTTGTAAGTCCGGTTATGATTTCCACAATTCCAGAACCATTTGGAGTCAGCACTAGATTGTCATCGGATCTTGTGACCTTTATCACGTTATCGGTCAAATTAACGCTGGAGTCAATTGTTAGATTACTTACGTTGATGACTCCCGTACCACCAGGCGTCAACATTAGATCTGCGTTTGAACTTGTTGCGATAATGTTATCGTTAAAAGTGAGGTTATCTATCGTTGTCGTGCCTGCGAAAGATGAGTTTCCAGAGACAGTCAAATTTGCAACAGTTGTTTCGCCTGTGACGTCCAGGTTGGATAGGTCCACTTGGACTGCACTATCAAATGTAGTTATTCCTGCGGCTGTCAACGTACCCTCTAATCTTAAATTTTCATTGATGTTGATAATAGAGGAGTCTATGCCTATTATAGACGTTCCTGAAAATCCTATGCCATCTATGATAACTCTCCCAGAACCGCTGGCCGAAATTATTAGGTCATCATTTGACCTGGTCAGTTTGATGTTGTTGTCTTCAATAGTGAGAGAAGGAAACACAATATTTCCTGTGCCTGCTGGCTTGAGGACTATGTCCGCATTTGAAGATTCGGATGTTATATTATTGCCTCTGAATTTTATATCTGCCGCCTGTATTGGCTGTGCATAAATTTCGTCAAAGTTAAGATTGATCTTACGGCCGGCATTTCTGATAGTGTCGCCGGAACCATCATTAGCGTTTGCTCCTATGTTGATGATCTCCTGGGCCATTTACTATCCTGTGCTTATTTTAACATCATTTCCGCTTCTCCAAAGTCTACCTGCTACTGCCGGGTCTGATGTTGGAAGGTTAGTGAAATCTATTTGTGTACCATCTGCATCAAGGTTTCCTGTAACTGAAACACCACCTGATGTAGTTTCAAACTTTTTACTATTATCGTGATAAAGTTCAACTGCCCCATCGGCAATACCCCTTACAAAAAATTCTCCGCTAGTATCTTTACCAAGTATAACATTGTTGTCACTCTGCAGGTAAAGGCTTCCGGATCCTGTCTCTCTTATTATTGAATGACTTCCGTTGTGGAATATCTTAAGGTCATCAGCATCACCAAATCCTGCATAGTTGTCACTTGAACTGCCATCGGGTATTTTTAAAATTCCTGTGACTTTTGCTCCAGTTGTTTGTACTCTAAGTCTTTCTGTTACAGCACTAGAATGGAAAGAACTTAAAATTATTTCATTTGTTGTGCCACTTGTCCCATCAAATTTAATACTGCCTCCTTCAGTTCCGCCATCGCCTAAGAAACTTATTCCAGGAACGTTTGCGTTGTCTGATCTTTGAATTTGAATAATTGGTGTAGCAGAAAGTAAATGTAAATTACTGTCTGTTTTCACAGTACCTGTACCATTCGCATTTAATTCTAGATTATCGTTAGATCTTAATGTTGTAATTTTGTTCTCTGCCATGGAGATGGTAGCATCACTTAAAGTTGAATCACTGTCATCCATGATGTTGAAAGTTCCTGTTACATTTGCTCCACTCTTAGTAACTCTGAATCTTTCGTCTGTACTTGAATCATCTCTTACTTTAAAAATTAGTTCTTTGTTAACTCCATTCATTCCGTCCATGTATATCTGTGCTCTTACGTTACCGCCATTACTTTGGAAATCTATACCAGGTGTATTATTGTCGTTAGTTCTTTGGAGTGTTATTATTGCATTGGTTTGTTTGATGTGTAATGAACTGTCTGGTGAACCAACATCTCCTATACCAACTTGACCACCGCATTTCAATAAGATGTCACCTGTGCCTTGTGGTTCTATAGTAATATTTGAATTTGATCCTCTATTTGTAATTTCATTGGTAGAGATCGCGCCGGCTGTCACTTGTCCTCCCAACACCACACCGCCAGTGCCGTTTCCATGTATTGTGACATCTGCGTTGGTGTCCATTGAAGTAATGGTAGTGTTGTTTATTGATAATCTATCTATCTCAACTATACCCGTTCCGTTTGCCTGTATTTTAACATCACCGTTGGTTGTTGGATTTGTTAGGAAACCTCCCGAGCTTGACGTTCCGGCTAAATCCTCGTAAAGTTCAGTAAAATTCTGATTTGCCTTGGTCATAGCGGTACGTAAAGTATCGCCTGTTGCTGGATTTCCCAGTGCTCCTGTGTCTATATTTTGTCTAGCCATAATCTTATAATCGTATTTATTAAATACTAATATGTTCATAGAAACCCTTAAAACAATGAAGTTGTACAAAAGGGAGAGCAAACTAGGTACAATGCACAATTATCACAGGAAGAACCTTATCTATGTGTTCAAGTGCGATGCCTGTTCAGAAACATTCATGAGACCTAAGAGTAAGGTAGATCCGGATCGTGCTTCAAACGACTACAAACACGTCTGTAATGATTGTGATTCAAAGAAGTTTGCACAGGCTGTAGGTGTAAAGATGCGTAAGGTCTATAAACTTGACGCAAGTAGCACTAAGACTCTATAGTGTTTTCCATTTGATGTCATCACGATGACCTGTTACCCATCTCTGTAGGTCAGCGTAGATACCACACTTTATATTTGGCTGATCAAAGTACCATCTGAGGAAAGGATTTCCTTCTAGGTACTCTTTCCTGTTTATGAAATGAAAATTTGTTTCTGGGAATCTACGGAAAGTCTGTCTCAGTTGATACATCCATTCATATTTCAAATACGCCTTCATGCTTTCCCGGCCAGGGTAGTTTATAGAGTTTTTATAGATGTTATTCTGTATCCTGCTAGGGGTTTCCATCTCCCACTGTTGGGCACCCATTATGTCAAATGCCATTATTATAATATTTTTAATACCCGACTCTGCCGCCAGTAACACTGCAGAACAACCAGATCCTTTTGCAACAGAGAAATCATTGGTCTTTATCTTGCCGCCCTTCTTTATGTCTCCACCTCTCCATATTCTGTAAATTTTAAGACCTGTAGGCACATCGTTGATGTTATCTCCATCACAGATATAGTTCCAATCACTTATGTCATCCAATCCGTGTATTTTTGGAGACTCTTTTCCGTTGTTGTGCCACGTCGCCAGTTCCTCGTACATGGGCGGATTCACTGCCACTATGTGATCACACAACATAGGATGGTCTCGGTATATGGCGTTGCAAC